GGAGAAGAGAGTTAATCTCTTTCTTGCTCTAATCGCATTTACAACACCTCTTGTGTAACCCGCAGTTGCGAACCATGGGAACGCTATGTTATCAGTTAACGCTAAGTTACGAGTAACTTCAGCGGTTGCTGGTAAATAGATTTGAGTATTGTTTACAGTATCACGAGTAAGAACCCATGGGTAGTAAGTTGCTGTGTAGTTAGAGTCAATTCCTGTTTGTTCTAAATTATCAACCGCCTCTTGTGGGTAAATTAAATTATCCATAGAAGTTGAGTTTTGTAATAGGTTAAAGTCAGGAGTTGTACAAACGTAGATTGAATCCGCTCTCTCGTTTGTTATCATGTCAATTGCCGACTCGATTAATCCACTATTATTAACATAATCAACACCAGGTGTTACAAGAACATTAATGTTTGTAACCTCAGGGTTAGCGAATGTTCTAATACCTAACAAGTATGCGTAATAGTCAGTATTACCATAGTTCATTGAACCATCTTCAATAGTGATGATTTTAAATGAACCCCATCCTGTTGATGTTGGATATGGTGCTTGTGGACAAAAACCAGCTTTGAAACTTGTTTGACCTAACACATATGAATCACCGTTACCACGTTTTTCCTCATAAATGTCCCATCCGTCAAAACCACCTTGTACTAAGAAACTATATTTTCTTGAGTATAAGAAGTAATATGGATTCTCTGAGTCTGTTGGTTCAGAACTAAATGAACCATCACCGACCTCAAATTGTGTAACACCACTTACTGTTACAACAGTTGCTCCACTATCCATGTGGAAACCTTTTGTCGTGTTTGGCCAGTTATTGTAAGTTCCTTCTTCACACAAATCACCAATCGGTCTTTGCTTTCCTTTATAGTCGAAGAAATCGGCGTCAACACCTACTGAAGATGAAATACCTAAATAAGTTCTTCTTTTATTATCACCAGGACTAGTTGTTGCATTATCACTACCAGCCGAATTACCAAATGGAGGATTAGCGATTATTTCACCAGGGATTGCATAGTGTGTTTTATAAACAGGGAAAGGAGATGTACCGTTAGTATAACTTCTTGTTATAAAACCTTCAAATCCACAAGGAAGAGCATCTAACGGAGCTTCTTCACTCATTTCTAACATAATATATTTAGAAAGAATTGCATACTCACCGTCAATAGAACCAACCTTTTTAGCCACAAAACTGTTACTTGTTGCGTCTAATGTACAATTAGTAAATTTCTCAATAACCGTTGGGTTAGCATCAGTATCATAGAAATCTCTAACTATCAAATCAAATGTTCCATTGTTAAATGAGATATTTGCAATAGAAACTTTAACTTCTCTGTTAGCATCATTTCCATCAGGAATTGTATAAACACGGAATAATTTATAAACTAAATTACCTCTAAGTTCAGAGACAACCCAAGGAGATGATGGTGTTTGGTATCTTTCTAAATAGAAACCAATCGTATCAAGATTTGCTGAAGTTCTTGCGTCACCTAACTTAATGAAGTTATTTGCGTTTAATCCACGAATGAAACCTTGACTATATCCATAATCTAACATTGTTGAATATCTTTCTTCAACAAATAAAGGTACTTCAGTTCTATCTTTGGCAAAATTTGAGACACCAAACACACTACTAATATAGTTAGATTGTGATGTCGTAAATGAAGTTTCAAAACTGAACGTATCATTATCGTAAGTAATACCTGAAATCAAGAAGGTAGCGTAAGGATTTTGACTTATTCCTGAGTAACTACCGGTACCAATCATTGTTACATCTGAAGTACCTGTTACTTGATATTGTGGACCATGTAAAGTTGTTGAGTATTGAGTAATACCTCTTGAACGTAAAGTTGCTACAACAAGATTATTGTATCCTGAATAACGTGTACCCGAGAATCCGTAATAGAAACCTGATACAGTTCCTGTAAATGAACCTGGAACTCCATAAGAAGTTCCTGATAAAGAAGAAACTCTTGTAAAATAAGAATTACCAAAGTAAGCGTTACCGTTAGTTGGTGGAACGAAATTTGCGTAGAACCAAGCGTCATTTGTACCTGAACAATAATCAATAGTTGTTGATGTTATACTATTAACATCAAATACATTTGTCGATGCCGTTAAACCCGCAGCGATATTTGCAGTTACCTGAGTACCTGAAACTGGACCAAAATAATAAGCCGAAGTTCCTGATGTACTATTAGTAACTAAAATATTATATAATTGTGTTTGTAAATCACCTAAAATTGTAGATGTTCCACCATCAAACTGTGTATAAGGATTAGTATAATATGTGTTTCCACTTATTTGACTTGGAACCGCTGAGGTAAATTGTACAGATACTGTTGAAGCAGTTGAACCTGTGAAATTAATAGAGAAAGATGTTCCCCCTGTTATTCCAACGGTGCCACAATTAACATTTGCTACTGTAGTTATTGACCAAGATGGTCCTGCATCATAACCTGATAGACCTAAAATTCTTGTTACATACAATTGATTAGATTGTTGTAAATATGATTTAGCAATATATGCTGCTTCATATTTTGGGATTTGTGTATTCACAAATTTCTCAGGTAACGTACCTCCAAAAAAAGTTTGGAATTCATCATAATTAGTGATGAAGATAGGTTCAAATGCAGGACCCTTAAGAGTTTCTCCCACAATACCTAAAGTAGTTACACCAACACTTTGTGAAACAAAAGATAAATCTCTCTCTGAGGTATAAACACCTGGAGAAACGAATACTTTGTTTGCTGTTGCCATTTTTTAATTTAATTGTTTAAAATTTATTTATTGATAAATATTCTGTAAAACTTGAAAAACTATTGGTCTAAACAACTATTTATTGATTAGTAAGAATAAAATCTTACTTTTTTCTACCTTGAAAATAAAGAACCTTAAGATATCTGAAGAATCACATTTGTTATTAAAAAAACATTGTTTAAAGCATGGATTGAAAATTCATAGGTTTATTGAAAAACTTATTGAATTAAACTGTACAGAAAAAAGGGATATCTACGGAGAAAATTAAATCAATATCGACTCGAGTTGGAAATTCGATGGTTGAGTATTATCGGATTTAATAATTTGAATTGTTAATACATCATTAGTGTTAATCTGTATTTCTCCTGTAATAAGTTGTTGTATATCTGTCCCATAAAAAAGTCCGTTAATATACATCGAATACGACGCAATATTTTCAGCATCGATTAGTTTAATATTTGTAGTGTACTCAAATGTTTGGGTATATGCCGTAGTTCCGATAGGGTAAGAAATATTTAAAGGGATTCTACCAGGATTTGGTGGGTATTTGTTAACTCTTCGTTTATTTTTCCTTGGATTAACTTCCATTAATACTAATGAACGACTAACCGCAGGTCTAACTTCAAACTGTTCTTCATCAAGTAAAAACCCTTGTAAAGTAAAACCATACGATTGTATATAATATCTTCTTTTTTCAACATCCATAACCGACTCATCAGATATATCATCAAGTTGTATTGGAATATAATGTCCCTTAATTTGTCTATAAGCCTGTCTTGAAGCAAATTTGTCAATAACAATTTGGTTGAACTTATTAAGTTCTCTCATTCTATTACAAATAATTTTAACAGAATATTTTATATCAACAGGGTTAGGTTGAGGTATTGTATAAATGTCCATACCTTTTCTCTGACCATCCCACGTTGGGACCGCCGCATAATGATATTGTCTCCTATTTGGTATATTATATGACAATGAAGGTAATGTACCATATTTTACTTCAGGTATTCTAATTGTGGTGATAAATGGTGGTTGAACATTTTTATCAATATTATTAAAATCCCATGTTTGGGTGAACTGAATCCAGTTTTGTGTCGTCATTAAAATATCCACAACTTTAACTAAGTTCCCACTAACAACTGTTTTTAAATCTTGTTTAACAAAATCCATGAACCCACGGTCAAAATCTTCATGTAATAATGATTTTGGCAAGTAAGTTCCATTCTTATTAATATCCTCAAGAAGTTGTTCTCTTCTCTCATAACCAACAGGAGGATATGTAAGAGGTAAATTTTTTTTAATTTTTGGTAACGACATTATTTTTCTTCATTATTATTACCACATTTATGACAAATATATGGGTCATTTCCTCCGTCTGACAAATCCCAAGACCAACCACAATTATCACAAATGACTCTGTCATTTTTTATTGATTCAACAATCATTTTTAGTTGTTTCTCAGAAATAATTATTTTCATTTTATAATCCTCTAAATTCGTTTTCCATTACAGGAGATGCGTTTATTGTTCTGTAAAATGGTTTATATCCACCATATGTATGTTTGTTATCCGACACTACTCGTCCGTCATTATTAACCACATAATATCTTACCTGAGTTTCAGTTTCGTAATACCCAATATAATCACCATATTCAATATCAATATCTAATTCATCTAAATGTTTTTGGTAAACAGAAATTCTAGCATTACCTGGTTCCATTTGATTAATCTTACTTGTCCCAAGAAATTTATTTTCAGGTGCAACAATTTGTAGATAAGCTTTAAACTCAACAGGTGGTAAAAATTTAA